TTCCGATACGGCGCACCGGGCGCGGCAGGCGGGTGGCATTTCTCGCACTTGTAATCCGCAAGGTAGAAAAACGATGTGCGGATGTTGTACTTGGTCATCATCGCGCCGCATTCGGGGCAGACGCGGTCAGACTGTTCTGTCGTGATTCTCTTTTCAGGCTCAAAATACTTTACTGCGGGGTCGCTCATCTGGGTCATCCTTCCTACAACTTGTTTATGAACTCGCTGACTTCTGACGGGTGGACAATGTAAGCGCCGCAATATTTACACGTTGCCATGTACTTCATGCCTTTGTAGTTGCCTATTTCGTGACAGAGTTTGAACTCTACCACCCACGGCTGCCCGTCCCTTTTGCAACTATACTGCCAGCCGTTTTGATAATCTAAAACGTGGAACTTGTCTCTTTCGTTTCTCATCCTGGGTCATCCTTCCTGTATGAACATCCACCACGCCAGCAGCAGGGCGTCGTCATCGTCGGGGACGACTTCCGGCAGGCGGGCGATGGTGGCGAACTGGTACAGCGGCATGGGTGTGCCGTTGCCGAATGGCGGCGCGTACCAGAGTAGTAACATTATTCGGCCTCCAGTCCTGTAATCTTGCCTTGCATGTCGCGCTTGACCTTCGCACGCTTCGGCGGCGTGATGACCACATCTGCGGGCTGAACGGTGACATTGTTCACCACGTCAGCGGGCTGTACTTCGTTGGTCACGTTCACCACCGGCGCGGGCTGTTCGGGGACGTTCACGGTAATCGCGGGCGGCGCTTGCTTTGTCTCCGGCACGTTCACATTTATCGCGGGCTGTCCAGGCTCTGGCATGACCGCCGACAGATTGACCGTGATGGGCTGCGGCTGCGGTGCGGGCAGGGTCTTGGTCGCCTGCGCTTCTGCAAGCCTGTTCAGCGCGTCGGCCAGTGTCAGCAACTCGGCGGGCTGGGCGGCCTGCTCCGGCTCAATCTCGAACGCGGCGCGGATGTCGCGTTCACCCTTGACGCCCGCCAACTTCACGCGGATGTCAGCGGCGATGTCGGCGGGGATGACCTGCGTCTCAAAGTCAAGCGGCTGCGGCTTGTCATTCTTCAGCGCCCGAAATGCTTTATCGCGCCATACCTTCATTTCTTCAAACTGCTCAAAGTTGAGCGCGGCGCGGACTGCGGGAGCGGCTTCGGCCTGCTCCGCTTCCGGCTGCTGCTCGGCGGGGATGACCGGCCCGCTGCCGGTGCGCGGGATGGGCTGCGCGGCTTCGCGGATAACATCCAGCGTGTCGATGTCGATGTCAGCGGGCAGGTCCACGCCCACGATCTGGAACGCCAGTTTTAGCGGCTGCTCGTATCCTGCGGCGGCCAGCACGTCAAAGTAGGTGCGGGCGGCCTGGGCGCGGCGTACTTCTTCTTCCTGCCCAGGTTCAGCCGCTTCGGGCCGGAACTCCATCGTCAAGCCCATCCGCTCGAAGATGCGCTCGTTCAGGCTGTCGGCGACGAACTCGGCCCAGGGGACGACGCTATCGCGAAACCATGACGCGTATTCAGCCTGCGCGGTGGCGAAGTTGGCAGAATTGGCCAGTAGCAGCGACAACGGGATACCCGTCGCCATCGCCACATTCTCGATGGCCTGTTTGTACAGCGCGGTGTCTTTCAGGTCATCAGCGCCCGCGCCAATTTGCTTGACTTCTACCGATTCGGCGTTTAGTACCTTGCCGATAAACTTTGTAAATCCACGATAAATCCGGTCAATGTATCGCTCAAGCCGCTTTTGGTCTTCGGGGCGCGGGACGCCTTTGGTCATAATCAAAGCGGGCTTAATGCCGCCGCGGGCGAAGAAGTCGCGGATAAATGAGTCAGCGTAGAACATGATACCCGCTGAATTCAGACAGGCGCGAAACTCGGTATTTTCAGACGGCAGCAACTCCGTATCGAAGTCGCGGCGCAGGGCGTAGAACAGGCGCGGGTCATCCGGTCGCCAGTTGATGTCCTTCTGCCCAGGCAGACGGCGAATGAATTTCTCGATGCCGTCCGCGCCCGCTTCAATGTGTATCGTGGTCGGCGCGATGTAGCGCAATTCCTGGATGGTCTTGCCGCCGCGCTTCGTCCGGTCAATGTAGCCGTATGCCTGGTTGGTCGCAAATAGCGACAGCCGCCACAAGCGCAGCAACTCACGCGGATTGGGCAGAAAGCCGACTTTGTTCTCCCACGCTTCGCTCGTGTCGTATTCTTCGCCGCGCTCGTCCACAAGCGCAAACGGCAGGGACGCGATCGCGTCGGCGTTGATGTGCGCGGCGCGGAAGACGGCAGCAACGCCCGCGTAGAGTTGCGGGTCTTTGATTTTGTTCATCGCGCCGGTCACGTCCCAGCCGAAGTCAGAGTCGAAATCAACGGGAATGTTGACGGACTTTGTGCCATCAAAGTATATAGTTTTCGGCATTGTGTTATTCTCCTAACATGAGCCATGATGCGCTGAAATCGGTCAGCGTGAGCAGGTAGCGCAGGGCGTCGAGTGCGTGGTCATTCTCTTTTATCGGTTCGTCCTTTTCAGGCTTCCAGATATAGGATTCAAACTCGTTTATTACGTTGACGCAGGACGGGTCAACAGTCAGGCGCGGGCGGCCATCGCCTTGCACCATCAAGCGGGATTGCACAAGGCCGATACCGTCCAGTACACGCCCTTTGGCAGACTGCGCCGGAATGCCCATGTTTCGCATGTCGGCAATCAGCCCAGCCGCCGCCGCGTCAACGGCTACAACGTGCGGGCGTTTTTCTTCGTTCCATTCTGCGGCCTGCGCAACATAGTCGGCCTGTAAAACGCCGCGCTTGTAAAACTCGCGGGCGATGTGGACGCGCCCATCCCCATCATAGCCAATCAGCAGGATAACAGCCGGGTTGGTGTAGCCTTCGTCACATGCCAATGCCCAATATGCAAACTCGTCCGGGCTTCGCTCTTTGACGTGCGCGGTGGGGTCGAAGATGTCATAAACTGCGCCTTCAGCCGTTGCCCAGACGCCGTCACGAAGGCGCTTGCGCCTGACACCCGTCAGGCTGTCGAGAGTTTCCATTGTGCGCTTGCCTTGCGCCGTCAGGTTGCCGTCATCGTCGTATAAGGTCGGGTTGTCAGTATGGCGGGCGTGCAATAAGTTCAGCCTGCCGACCTTCGCCCGCTCGCGTATCCAGTGACGAGAGCCGCCAGGGTTGCAGTCGCCCAGGGCTTGCGTGTACGGCATGACTGCGCCGCGCCCGGTGGTGCGGGTGATGATTTTCTCCCAGTCATCAAGCGCAAGTTCTTCAGCCTGGTTGACGTAGATAAAATCACGCTCGCTTGATAGCACCTTGTCAGGATTGTCCATCCCACCCACCCAGATAACAGAGCCATTGGGATAGATATATTTTGCGGGCTGATTTGCGCCGCCGTATGTCTCGACACCCGCGCCATCAATCACGCGGGCGAACGTTTGCAGAACAGAGCCGGGCATGGACTTGTAAGTCTTGCGCACAATCGCGCCGTTCAGCCCGGCGTATTTGATAGCAGTCAGGTGCATTTTCCAACATGCCGCTAAAGTCTTGCCCGTTTCAGCCGGGCCAGTGATAATGACTTCCGGGTCTTTGCAGTAGATAAAATCAGCCGCCGCGCCGCGTGGGGCGTAGGTTGGGTCTTGTATCGTCGGGCTGGCGTTTATCTGGTATGGCATTAGATTTTATCCGGGTCAATGCCGATATTGACAATCTTCAGCGGTTCGCCGCCAGTGGTCACATCGACGGCCTGTTTCGGCTTGCCGATGTTGCGGTCAAGTATCTCGGTAGCCGCCGACTGCTTCAAGCGCTCGTCGCGTGACTTCAAGCCCGCAATCTTGACCTGCGCGGCTTCTTCTGCTGCGGCCTGTAATGCCATGATAGCGCGGGCAACGGTGGCGCGTTTGAGTTGTTGCGCCAGTTCGTTGAGTTTCTCGCGCTCCTCGGCAGGCCATTTGTAAAATGCCGTTTTCGATATTCCGATGTCTTTGATGGCTTGCGCGTCTGAATTAACCAACGAACGCGCCCGGACGTAATCAAGGCGGTTATCTTGCAGTTGGTTCAAAACAGTTTGCAAATCATCCATATAGGTCAACTTTTGGTAAACTTTAGTACACTATTCGGTATCAAAAGGTACTGCGGCAGTCTCAATCAGTATTCCGGGCTGCTTGGCCTGTATCAGTTTCAGGATGGTATCAGGCTGCGCGTCCACAAGGTCAAGCGTCAAGCGCACGCCGCCATCCACAAGCGTCTGCACCTTGTAGACTTGGGCGGTGAAGCGTATCGCGTTGTCGGCGGCTT